CGATGTAGTTCGTTGACGCTGTGCTTGTCGTAATGGCCTGATCCCAGCTAAAAGCGGCTTCATAATCAACGTACGGCATTTTCTTTACCTCCTTTCAGTGGGATCGCTTACGGAGTGGCCGTAAGAGCGGTTTCAGTGTTCAGGAGCTGGTCCACTCTACGGACAGGAATCCCGAAAAAGTGGGTCGTCGGATGGCCAGCCCAGTCGTTCATCACCTGGAACATCCTGTTATTGGAGTCCACTGCGGCGATATCCATCTGGGTTTTGATTTGACGGTTTGCATAAATGGCAGGGCGTCCCATCCCGAGATCCGGAATCATCTCAATAAGCTCGATCAACTTAGCGTGGTCGAAGCTATTGGCGGCACCGATCTCAGTCTCAATATTGCAATACCGGCCGACATAACGCCAGTCCTTGACGCAAAGCCCTAGATCCCACTTGTAGTGAGTCACATAGGCGAGGAATTCACCCTCAGGCGTATCCCCATCACCGGTCAGGATAGGATCGCCCTTGCCAATATCCCTGGTCTCCAGTCCCGCTTTGCTGCCCTGCGGGAATATGGCATAGCAGGTTTCCGGGCCCCAAACGACAACCCAGACCGAGGTGACATCCGTTCCACCGCCACCGCCATCAACGACATTGGGCGCGTCTTTGTACGGATATCTAGCGGAAAATCCCATGAATTTTTCTTCATCAATGTCGCTATCGAAATAGAAAAGCCCGCCAGCCATCTCCTGGTTCATCGCCTCGATGTAAGGCCTGTCTTCATGAAACCGGGCCTCTGCCGTCCCGCCATTGAGACGGACAATCGCCTCGTCCGATTTGGCCAACGCCTCGCACATTCCGCACTGCTCGTCGACCTGGACCGTGCTATATTTACTGGGCCTGATGCCCTTGTAAATCCGCCGCCATGTAACAGACGGAAGCGCCGTCACAATCGTTGTGCGGTGTCCGGTCGGCAAATTCCCTTGCATCGGGACCATGTCGTCCAGGATCTGATTGGTCTGAGCCATGATGTTGACCAACTGGGCCCTGGAACCATCAGGGTCAAGATGCTTTGCCCAATCCAGCAAAGTGTAATAAATATCTCCAACTGCGGCCATTCTCTAGCCCTCCTATTGGTTCGCAGCTTGTTGTTTTTTTGCCATTTCAGGGTATAGGCTATCCGCCACAGACCTTGTCGCCTCTCCTGGGGCTCCTGGGACACTGGAGTCTTCGCCGATCAATTCAAACACCTGATTCAAAAAATGAATGAAAATCGGCTTTTGCCCAAGCCCACTGTCTTTGAGGTACTTTGCGAACCGCTCACCGCCTAATTTCGTTGCAGCCCGGCTCGCCTTGTTTTGCATTTCCTCGACATCATCACCCCAAATTCGCTTTAGTTCCGCGACATCACGCTCATGGACCTCCTTCATCTGCTTGGCAGTTTCTAAATACTTGCCGGAATAATTATCCATGAACGCTTTAAAGACCGCCTGCCCCTGTTGATCATTCAATCCGGCACTATGAAACACCTGCTTCATCTGCGTTTCCAGGTTTTCATCGTAAGGGATGCCTTCCGGGAGTCCCTCTGGTTTGCCGAATGAATATGCCTCTGGTTTTTCCGGTCGGCCCAGCGCATTATAAAAGGCGTCAAGCTCCTCCGGCTTGGCTGCTTCCCCTGGACGCATCACGGCGTTCTGTAGCTTGCCCTCCAGTTCCGGCACCTTGCCCTGAAGATCCAATATCGCCCGTGCAGCTTCCTCGAGCTTTTGGTATCCGGCCAAGGTCTCGTGCCCCTTCAGGTCGTCTGGCAGTTGGTCGTGCCATGCAGGGTATTGGTTATCACTCATAAATCTCATCCTCCTCCACTTTTTTAGGATTAGGTAGTTTGGCCAGCGCATTGATTATGCCGGGAGCTTGGATGTCCCTCCAGATCCCGATCTGCCGCAACAAAGCCCTACCCCAATTCGATAAAATCCTCGCCTCATCGCTCTCAACTCGCTCAACGAAAAACTTCAATTCATTCAATATGATATACAGAGCTTCCTGGCCTTGTTTGTTATCCAGGAAGACCTTGCGAAACAACAACATCACCCGTAAATCTGTTTCGCTATCGAAATCAAAGGCGATGCTATTATCCTGTTGCATTTTTCTCCACCAATTGTCTGATTTGTTCGCCCATTGGATTTCCGAGATTTCGGTCCGCCTCGCTCAAATCCTTAACTCCTTTGGCTTGCTCGGCCGCCTGCTGAGACTGGATAGCCGCCTGCTGCTGTTGCGCTCTCTGTTGCCGGATCTGCATAACTTCTTCATCGCTGCGAATTCCACGCGCCGGATACGAGCTTGCTTCCAGAAGTTCACGGCCAGCGTAATCGACATCAACGACATCAAAAACCGAAGGGTCAATCTGGGCAAGTGGTATCAGGCTTTCCAAGCCAAGGCTGATTGGTTGCGACCGGAACATCCGGCGCTGCGCCTGAGCAAGGATCCCCATGTAGACTACGGTGATGCTCCCGCCACCAAGCTCTAAAAGGATCGGAGGTGGAGGAGGAATTCGTCCCGCTTCCACGGCCCACTGAAACATCCAATTCATTTTTGGATCAAGGGCCTCATAATTCAACCGGGACAGGCCTGACAAAAGCGCCGCTTTTTCTGCCGCTCGTTCCATGACCTCGGTCGCAGTCATCTGTCTTTCAGACCGACTAAGCATCAGAAAAAAATCGACATGCCACGCCTCATTGATTGCTTGACGCATCCGGTCTTCCCGGTCCGTGCCGACAGGAAACTGCCCGATAACATCAACCGGATGGATAAGGCGATTGTGGTCTCGGCCGTAATAATTCATGCCGTGAGGTCGGATATCAACCTGATCCCGCATTTCAGATGGAACATTCAACGGCGGTCGGACGGCTTTGTCTGCGGCACCGAGGAGATCCTTAGAGATTTGATTGACTCCCAGGACATCAGCCAGGGCATAGTAGCCAGGACCCCATCCATACGTTTCGTGGCTACTCTGCTTATATCTCCAGATATTGTAAGGGGCTTTGTCATAACCGCTTTCTTTCATCAAATGACGATTTTTCAAATCAATCCAAACGGATTCATACGGCATATTTTTAGTGTCTTGTTTTTGAGCATCACGATTTTCCCTGGGATATACCGCGTGCAAAACCTCAACTTTTGTTAACGGTTTCGTTTTTAGCAGGTCATGAAGGTTTGGATGCAGCCGCCCTTTAAATTTGGATTGCAGATTTTCAACTGAGGTTGAATATTTCCTGTGGACTCGAGTCACTTCACCGTACTCATTTTCGGAGTAATAAATTTCCCATGGGTTGACCGCATTAAAATTTGCCCTGAGGTTTTTGATGTCTTCCTGGCTGAACAAGCAACTATTCCCTAAAGCTCCTCCGTCCTCCAAAAACGGGATCATTTGGGAATAAAAATTGCTCCGGTGGAATTCGTTGTAAAGCCCGACCTCGACATCCTGGAGCCAAACCTTAATTTCCGGGATGTCCTCTAAGGAATTAAATTCCCCAGCGTACTGGAGGAACGCCCGAACCATGGGAGGGAATTGCCAAATATTGATCGGCACCTGCATCCTGAGCCTAAACCATTGGTTCGCCGGAGAAATATGATGCCCAAACATCCCGTCTGCAAAAATAGAATTGGCCCTAACTCCCGTGCCATCATAAATCTTGGTAAGCTTTCGGATGTTTCGCCCACTACGGTCTGCATCGCCACGAATCGGGACGAGATATGTCGTGATCGATTTCCAGAGATCCTCATGCACACTGCGCTCATGAGCCATCTGTGCTTGATACTGGAGAATTTTTTTGACCTTAGGGCTTTCCAGTTGCATTTATTCCCCCAGCAATCGAACCATCCTTAAGTCAGGCTCTGTCTCGACGCCCTGCCCGCCGGTAAGGATTGTCGACATGCGTCCAACCTGCTTCCGTTTTATCCGCTTTGATTTTTCTTTCTCTTCTTCTGCTGCTCCTCCCGATGTTTTTTTGGTTTGCTCTCTCGCTTTTTTTGCGACTTTGCTTACCTCAGCTTGAGTCCTGGCACCTTTTGTTAATGATGGCGGCTCTTCGATGGGCACCCACTCCCCCTGCCAACTCCCGGATCCGGAAGCTTGAGGCGCTGAATTGAATTCACCTGGCTCCCATTCTTTCGCCTCAAATTTCATCGTGGGCATACTGGGCATGCTTGCCATATCTCACTCTCCCAAAAGTTTTACGATTTTCAAATCAGGCTCTGTCTCGACGCCTTGCCCGCCGGTAAGGATTGTCGACATGCGCCCGACCTGCTTCCGGCCTATTCGACGCATTCGCTTTTCCTCCTCCTCCTTTTCTTTTTGACGGACTCGCTTTTCCGCGTCACTTTCCTTAGGGACTTCTGGAGGCGGAGGCGGTTCATACTCTTCCGGTTCCGGCACCGGTGGAGGTTCTTGCATCACTGGAGGAGATGGGGAGGAGAATGTCACAGCCAACCCAAGTAAAAGATTCATTTCAAATCACCTCTGAGAATATCAAATTGAATAAAATCGGCCCACTTTCCATTAATTTTCGCATATTGTCTAACAATCCCAGAAAGAGAGAACCCCATCCATGACAATAAAATTGCTTGGAACGGATGATCTTGCAGAACCATGGCGATTAATCGACGCAAATTAAATCGATCCATCAACCATGGCAATCCAGCGATAAGAACATTTCGTGTAAGGACGGGATTAAACGCTCCAGATTTCTTAAAAAACCCAATCAAAGCTTGATTAGCGACTGAGTCAATATGGCTGATAAACACGCATCCAATCGGCCGCCCATTATACAGCCCTGTAAAGGCTTCGATAGCAATAGACCTAAACCAGTGTTCAAACCGCTCCGGACTCGTCGCAGCATTTTTGTTGGAATCATCCCAAAAATGTTTTGCGTCTTTTACCATGGGGTAAAAGGCCGGAATATGCTCACAGGTCGTCTGGACAACCTTTATCCGGCCGTGTTCGTAAATCGGCTCCATGCATGCACCCTCACTTCTTTCCCTTCTTGGCCTTATAGGCTCGATAGGCTTTGGCGGCTTTCTTTTTTGATTTGTACATGCACTTGCCATTGCCGATCCTGTATTTACCGCCAGGGCACTTGCGTACTGGCATTCGATAACCCCTTATTATTTCAAGTAA